CTCAATACTTTTAACCATATAGAGTTGACCTGCTAGTTCATCCCATGTGTAATTACGAGATGATTGCCAGTGAAAATTGATTCCTCTGAATCCCCAAGAGAATATATCTGTAACTGCCACTAGAGGATGTTGATCATATTGTTTAGCAGTCTTGGCATTATATACAAAGGTATAATACTTTCCCACACTGGGTATCGCTTCTACCGTATTGTTTAGTGCACCCATAATTTCTAACATTAGATCCTCTGAATCTGATGATATCAATTTATCTTTGATTGCTTCAATACGATTGTCATTAACTTCAGGTGGTCTTTGTTCTTTTTGATCTAGAGGAACTGGTTTACCAGTATATTGGCCAGGTTTGGTCGGATTCCTAGCATCAATATCTGCTTGAATTTTAGCAAGGGCACTTGGATCACTAGCAGGTTTTTCTTTTTGCCAACTAAATTCTCTATCAGCCATTACTTAATACCCAACTCATCTTCTGTGATTATCTTAAATTGAATCATACGATCCTCACAAAACTCAACTGCTGCCTTCCACTTTGCTTGATTGACAGCATAGGTTTGACATTCATAGAGATATGATTTAGTCATTCTCTTTCTTTTCTTAGGTGGTTGAGTTTGTTTTTTTGGTTTGACCTCGACCACATAGTTCTTTATCTTATTATTTTTCTCTCTTACTTTGATTATGTAATCAGGAAAATAACGGTGCACACGTTTATCAATTGGAGACATGTAGGGTATAGAAAACTCCTCTGATGCCCAAGATATTATGTTTTCATTCTTATCACACCACACACAGAAACGTCTTTCCCAACTACTTCTACAGATAATATTGTTCGGATTGCCTTGATATTTCTCTGGATTCGATGGTTTATATCGACTTTTTATACTTTCTGCCATTATCTTGCATACATAATATATAAGGTCAAATGTATTTATAAATGGCTTCCATCCCACCACAGAGATTAACGGTAGATAAAATTGTAAAAGATTTGCTAGAACCAGCAACCACTTCGTTCTATCAAGTATCAATCCAAGATCCAAAACAATTAAATGAAAGAGGAGATTCTTTTGCAGATTACCTTCGTCAACAAGGCATTGAAGTTTTGTTTAATGCTAGAGGTCTTGATCCAACAAGGAGAGAGAAACTACAATTGTTCTGCTCAGAGACAACACTACCAGGCTCAGCTTTATTAACATCAAACTTAGATAACGATTTTACAGGAGTATCAGAGAAGTATGCTCATCGTAGACAGTTTGACGAAGAGATATCATTGACATTTTATTGTGATGCAAAAGAGTATCTACCCATTAGATATTTTGAATCTTGGATGTCATATATGACAAACGACACGAGAGATAGTCATAATGATACATTCTATTATAGAATGAAATTCCCTAAGAAATATAAGAGTAGTTTAGAAATAACTAAGTTTGAAAAGAACTTGTTCTCACAAGATCCAGTCAGAGGTAGAACAAGACCATTAACATATACATTCATAGATGCTTTCCCAAGAACCATTTCATCAATGCCAGTTACATATGATGCATCGGATTTATTAAAGTGCACAGTGTCATTCTCTTATACAAGATATAGTGCAAAACCTGCTAATTCAAATGCGTTTGATCCAACTTTTGCATATTATGCTGGTCAGTTTGCTAATATCGCTGTAGATAAATTAACTGGAATAGATTTACTAGGAGATGTAGTAGGAGGAGTTGTTCAGAGAGCACTTCAATAACCCTGCTATATAATATACTGAATTGCATAATAGGATATCATGCCTTTACCAAAAATTGCGACACCAACGTATAGTATGGTGTTACCATCTACAGAAAAGGAAATAAACTATCGACCTTTTCTGGTGAAAGAAGAAAAACTTTTAGTTCTTGCTTTAGAAAGTGAAGATACAAAACAAATTACAACTGCTATTAAAGCAGTTCTTAAGAGTTGTGTTCTCTCTAAGGGGATAAAAGTAGAATCATTACCAACTTTTGATATTGAATATTTGTTTTTAAACATTCGTGGTAAATCCGTGGGTGAATCATTAGATGTAAATATAATATGCCCTGATGATGAGAAGACAAGTGTTAAAGTTGTGATTGACTTAGATGATATTAAAGTTCAAAAAACTGAGAATCACACAAACAAAGTTGAGTTGGATAAAAATTTAATGATGGAACTTAAGTATCCCTCTTTAGAGGAGTTCATTAAAAGTAACTTTGATTTTAAAGATGAGAATGCAATGGATCAATCGTTTAAATTAATTGCATCTTGTGTTGATAAAATATACACTGACGAGGAAGTATGGGTAGCAGCAGATTGCACGAAGAAAGAGATAACAGAGTTTCTTGAGTCGATGAACTCATCTCAATTTAAAAAGATTGAAGAGTTCTTTACAACAATGCCTAAATTATCACATACTATAAAGGTAAAGAATCCAAATACAAAGGTTGAAAGTGAAGTTGTGCTTGAGGGTTTAGCGTCTTTTTTCGGGTAGCGATGATCCACATGGATCTTGCTAGCTATTACAGGTTAAACTTTTCGTTGATGCAATACCATAAATATAGTTTGACAGAGATTGAAAACATGATGCCTTGGGAGCGAGACATCTATGTTGGATTACTAAGACAACATCTCGAAGAGGAAGAACTTAAACGCAATCAGCAGAGAGCGAATGCCTAAACCAAATAAAGAAATTAAGCAACTGCTTATTAATGATTTTGGATACGAACCCGTTGAACTAGAGTCTTATACGGGTCAACTTCGTGCGTTAAAGGAAAGTTTTAATTCACTTCAAATAAAAGATCCTAAAGATGCTAGATTAAGAGAACTAGCAATAGCGATAAAAGATTTAAGAGCACAAAGAGAAGTAGAAAAAGATAAGACTGGTAAATTAAAAACAACAAGAAAGAGAAGAAAAGATGCTAAGTCATTAGAGCAAATACAGGCAGAGATAGACGCAAAGGAACAAGCAAAGGCAGATAGAAAGGCGAAGAAGAAAAAAGATGCAATGAATTTCATATCTCCAGGCTCTGCACCTGCTGCATTACCTCCAGCAGAAGGTGGTGGTGGAGGAGATATGTCATCGGTATTAGCAAAAATTTCTGGTGATGTGAATGTTATCAAAGGTATTGTTGAGGCACAAAAAAATATTGAAGAGGATAAGATAGATGATGCTAGAGAAGCAAGAGAGAAAAAGAAAAGAAGTATGGCAGAGAGCCTTATGGAAGGTGGAAAGAAAATGTATGATAAAGTTGCTGGCACATTTGGAAAAGTATTAGAACCAGCAAAAGGAATTTTTGAATCAATATTTAATTTCATAAAGTTATTCTTTCTTGGTTCAGCGTTGATGAAGATACTTGATTGGTTTGGTAATCCTTCTAATAAAGATAAGATACAATCTATATTCAGGTTCCTGAAAGATTTTTGGCCTGTTATCGCTGCTGGAGTTATAGCATTGATGGGGCCTATTCCTGCATTTGTTGCAGCAATCGGATTAGCATTTGCAGTTGTTCCAAAGATAATCGATTTTGTTAAATCAATATTTGGTCTGAATAAAGATGTAGATAAAGAAATTAAAAAAGAAGAAAAAGATTACGAGAAGAATACGAGAGGAAGCACTAGTTTTGATGTAAAAGAAGAAAAGGAGCAGCAAGTAAAACCAGAGGAAACTCCACCAGAACAACAAGATGCAGAGAAAATGAATAAAGGTGGTATGGTTCCAGATAAAAATGTAACCAAGATGAATCAAGGTGGTGAGGTTCCTGGCCAAGGAAACACAGACACCGTTCCTGCGATGCTAACACCTGGTGAATTTGTGTTAACTAAAGATGCAGTGAATCAAGTTGGTGCTGATACTTTATATAATATCAACGCTGCTGCTGGTGGTGTTGGTAAACCTTCACAACAAAAACAAGCACAAAAGAAGAAGAAAAAGAAAATGAAACCTTCAACCGTTGGAACCATGATGAACATGGGTGGGTTGAAGATGGGTGGTATGACAAATAATATGTCATATGGTGGTGGTGGGGTAGTAAATAATATGTCATATGCTGGTGGTGGTCAAGTTCCTACTCAAAACTTTTTCTTGGGTGGTCTGGTTAAGAAAGTAGGAGGTTTGATTTCTAAAACACCACAAGCTCGTCTTATAAAATTTGCAGCAAATCAAATTAAAAAATCTGGAGTTAAACCACCTGCAGCAAAAGCATTGAAGGCTCTTAAAGCACTTGGCATTAAAAACACTCCACCATCACCAATGCCCGAAGGTGGTGATTCTAGTGTTAATGAAATACCAAGATTTAGTGTAGTTGCATCTGGTGGTAGGGCAAAAGAACAGACATTGGGAATAAGGAGATAACATATGTTAGGAGCAATCGTAAAAGCTGGTGCTAAATCACTTGCCAAAGATAAAGCGAAGAGTTTTATCACTGGAAAGAAGAAAGGAAAAGGTGGTGGATTAGTAAAAAATAAAGTCAATAAAGAAATCATGGGAAACATGATGGGTAGAAAAATTGGTGGTGATAAAGAGAAAGCAGATATTCCAGCATCACAACAAACCATTAATGTTACTCCACTGGGGTCAGATTCTCCTGTCAAACCAAGTGGTGGTAGTGGAGATATAATGATCGTACAAGATATTAGTATTGCGGTATCTGCAATCGCTGAGAGTATGAAAGGTGGTCTTGTATTGAAAGAAAAGGCAGCAGCAAAAGCAAGAAAGGCAGCAGAGAGAGATAAACGTGCAGCACAAGAAGCTGAAACTGAGAAACCTGATAAACAAAAGAAAAGGGGTGGTGGGATGCCTCAAGTCAAAGTTCCTGGTGTTGGATTACTGGATGGTATATTTGGATTCATCACGAAGTTTATATACGGTATTGTTATAATGAAATTAATTGAGTTTGCTCCTAAACTTAAAGGATTGCTTGGGCTTCTTAAGGGTGCAGGAAAGGTATTCGATTTTCTCATAAATTTTGGTGGTAAAATTCTTGATGCTCTAGCAGGTGCTGTTGATTTTGGATACAAACTTGTTGATGGTGCAGAAAAAGTAATTGGAAACATTTTTGGTGAGGAGGGTGCTGAAAAATTCAAAACTTTTACTAAAAACTTTACGACGTTAATAAATTCATTTTTCGTATTCAAGATACTCAAAGCAAAAGTTTTTGATGTAATTGTAAGAAGTATAAAAAATGCGTTTAAATTTGCTAAGAATATTATTAAAACTGCTGGTAAAGTTGTAGCTAAACTTTTCCCAAACTTAGCTAAAGGTGCAACAAAATTATTTCAAGCAGGAAAGGGATTAGTAAGTAAAGGTATAGCGAAGGTTGGTGGATTTGCTGCAAAGATATTTGGTAAGGCAGCAGGAGTTATCTCACCTGCATTCAAAGGTGCTAAACCATTTCTTTCTAAGTTCTTTGGTAAGGTTCCAATTGTCGGGCCTCTTGTTGTTACCATTGTATCTTTACTATCAGGAGAACCAGCATCTCAAGCTATCTTCAAAGGATTGGGTGCTGCATTAGGTGGTGCACTTGGAACATTCATACCGATACCTATTCTTGGAACATTGATTGGTGAAACGATTGGTGTGTTTGTTGGTGATTTGTTATATGAATTATTAATGGGTAAAGGTATCGAAGGTGTTGGTCAGAAATTAAAAGATACGTTTACAACTCTCTTCAAGGGAGGAAAGATGGTGGCAGATTGGGTTGGTGGAGGAATCAAAGCCTTCATAAACAATGTGCTCAAAACAGATCCTATTGATGTAAAGTCAGGTCTTGGTGTTAGGTCTGCACTTACTAAAGGTCTTAAAACTTTTGGTTTATATGATTTCTTCGCAGGCCTTGGATTTGCTGGCGGTAAAGATGGTCAAATAGATAAGTTCCCTAATCTTCTTAATATACTCAATCCATTTAAATTCTATCCTTTACTATTCAAATCTTTCTTTGGTAAAAGAGATGAAAGTGAAGTTAGTGCTGGTGGTGGCAGCACTGCGGTTGTTGATGAAGAACAAACCACAGTGAATGGTGGAAATGCAGATGCTGTAGCAGCAGAAACAACTTATGAAAGCGGTGAGGGTGATGCTATGATTATACCAGTTCCAATTCAACAAACTAAAACAGTCTCAACTGGAGGAAGAAACAGAAGAGGTAGTGGTGCAAAAGTAAAAACCGTTGTATTAGATGACACTGAATTAGCATTGTACGGGGGTAAATAATATTATGTCTAACGCAGCAAAAAAATCAGCACCAGCGAGTATAACAAAAGCAGAAGTAACTTCCAATGCAGATGCAGGAAAAAATGCTAATTTGGTTAATGGAATAATTCGTATGACATACTATGAAAGTATTTTACAAGATAGTATCAAAGCGAATGTAATATTTGGTGATGTGGGATTAGCAGTTGATAATAAATCTGTGATAGAGGGTTTACCTCTTATAGGAACAGAAGATTTCAAATTGGAATTTGAAGATAATAATGAAAATAAAATTAAAGTTAGTATGAATGTTAATAAGGTAACACCAGTTTATGAAGATGGATCTAAAAATGTTATCAGTCTAGATTTAGTATCAGAAGAATTTCTTCGTAATGAAATGGGTGATTCAAGATGTAGAACTAGAGAGAATGGTCTTATATCTGATAGTGTTGAAAAAATATTTAAGGATAGATTAAAATCTGAGAAGGAATTAGATATAGAACAAACAGCAAATAGATATAATTTTATTGGTAATGGTCGTAAACCTTTCTATATGTTGAATCTTCTCTCTAAGCAAGGAGTTCCTCAAGATAGTGATGGTAGTAGTGCAGGATTTCTTTTCTTTGAAACTGCTGATGGTTATCATTTCAAATCTATTGAAGGATTATTTAAACAAGATAAAAAGAAATCATACATTTTTAATAATAGCACTGATGCACAAGCTATCCCTGCTGGTTATGATGGAAAGGTATTGGAACATCAATCAGATAGTTCGATCAATGTTCAATCAAAAATGAACATAGGAGCATACAAAACAAAAATAGTTTTGTTTGATGCATATAATTGTAAGTATGAAGTCATAGAACAAACCGCAGAGCAAGTCAAAGAGAATGTAGAATTAGCAGGTCAAGATCTACCTAAGTTTAATTCTAAATTTGATAGTGATAAAAAAGATTACACTAGAACTACATTATATCTGGTTGATAGTGGAACACTTCCTGATGGCGATACTCAAGCACAAATAGATGGAAGCACTTTACCTAATTTTGAAGCGGTGAGAACATTAAATCAATCTATTCGTAGATATAATCAACTTTTTTCTGGTATGATGGAAATAACCATCGCTGGAGACTTTAGTTTACATGCAGGAGATGTAATATTTGTTGACATATTCTCCGTTCAAGCAGAGAAAGATGATACATTGAATAGGGAAAGTGGTGGTCT